ACCGAAATCCTCACCTACATGGCCCAGGGTTACTTCAACAAGCAAATTGCGCTCGAACTCAACATCAGCGAACAGACCATCAAGAACCACATAACCTCCATTTTGCGCAAGCTGGATGCTAACGCCCGCACCCAGGCAGTGATAATCGCCATCAAACTAGGCATCATCACCCTGGACAGGGAAGCCAAATAATCGCTGTGGTAAAATGCCGCCTGGACAAGACGCTTGCTTCCGAAGTAACACGATTTTAAGTACCGAAATACCATATATCAGCGTGGAACGCAGCCACCGTCCCTGATACCACCATCATCAGAAACACATCCCAGTGGTTAGCCGTCGCCTATAATAACGAAAGCGTTGCCTCAAAACATCCAGCCAGCGGCCAGAGACATGCTCAGACCATCACCTATAGCATCTACACCTTCCCAAGCAACGCCAGCTCAGGCTGCACCAGCGACACCAACATAACCACAGCCATAGCCGGCTGGGGCGAATAAAGGCCGCCGATTACAGCGGGTGTATGACCAGCCACCTAGTCAGCGCTGTCCACAACCAGGAAAAAGAAGTCAGGGGGCTCCTAGAATGAGTCTGTGCTGGTAGCGGGCTTGCTTGGGGCTGTACTCGAACCTCAGCCCGACTACACGAAACTTGATGGCTGACTGGTTGGCTCCGGCATCTGTTATTTGCACCACGTCGAATAGCTCCTGGCCACAGTTGGGGGGTATGAGTATGACCCCCCTCTTTCCGGTGAGCCTCATCTTCGACAGTATGGCATTGGCTACATCGGCTGCCTGGCTCTCGGTGGGGATGGCTAGCTCCTGCTGGAAGTCTAACCTCTCCCCCACTAAGCCTAGCTCGGTTGAGTCAACAGCCGTGCCATAGACGGGGTTGCCGTAGATGTCTCTGCCAATAACGTAGGCTCGGTTGGTGGGGGGTGTGGCGGTGAGGTACTGGCCGTCCAGGATAACATGCCAGACGAACTTCAAGAGTGTGGGGCTGCCGAGCGATATTTGCTGGACTATGCTTGGTGGGAAGATCAAGAGGCCGGCGGGTATGCCGCCTTCGACGGTGGGTGTGCCGATGATTATCTGCTGGACTATGCTGGGGGGCTTGAGGATTCCCCAGATGCTTACTTCTGGCGTTCCGTAGGTTATCGGCTGGATGGTGCTTGACGGATATACTGTCTGCGCCAGGGACTCTCCCCAGTCCTGAAAGACGAAATCCCAATCGGTGACCACAGACCAGGTAGCGCCACTGTCACTCGATTCTACTGCGGTGCCCCCGGCGTAAGTCCCTGGGTACATGTGCCTGGTGCGGGCGTAGTTGCTGGAGTTTCCGGAAGGGAATCGCCAGACGATGGCATACTTGGTGCCGGCGCTCAGGTTGGCCCCTGCACCTAGCGAGAAGCCTAATAATGTGGGGTCTGTCGGTAGGGAGTTGCCATCGATGGAGGCTGAGCACAGGTCGGCTCCGGTGGGCTTGCCGTTAGCATCGGTGGCTTTGATGGAGATAGTGCCGGTGCCGGGGCTGCCAACACGACAGAGCTTTATCTTCACGCTGGTAATTATGTGGGACGATTGGGGCGTGAAGGACTGAGAGCGCCAGTATATGCCCCAGACGTTGTAGTAAGCGCTCTCCTCGAGATAGGACTCGTAAAGGTCTGGCTTCTTGACGATGGGGGTGCCGATGGCTATGAGCTGCACGATGCTTGAGGGCTTAATGAAGAGTATGAGCTTGGGCGTGCCGATGGCTATGGCCTGCACGATGCTAGAAGGTTTAATGGAGAGTATGAGCTTGGGTGTGCCGATGGCAATTGACTGAACGATGCTGGACGGCTGGATGGAGAGTCCCCCAGCTCCTACCTGGACTGTTGGTGTGCCGTAAGCGATGGCCTGGACAATGCTCGATGGTTTGATGGAGAGGTTTAGCTTGGGCGAGCCGTAGCTTACCGACTGAACGATGCTGGAGGGGCTTAGGACAAGGACGCCCCAACCCGCTTCAAACAACTGGATAGAATCATCACCAAAACCAGTATTATCGAAGGGGTCGGGGAAGGTGGAGGCACCTGCTTTATATTTTCTAGTGCCACCAGACGTATTATAGCCAATATCCCCCGTCGCAATGTAAACCGCTAGCCAGTAATAGCTTCCGCTGGTAAGTGAAACCGAAGCTATGGGCAAGGTATTCCACCCTGAAACTACTGCCTGAGGAGTGGCCTGTTGAGCCAGACGAGCTCCTGGTGAGCCGCTACTATCGGCATAGACAGCGTATGCTATTGTACCATTGGCATAGCATTTGACCTTGAACTCGGTCATATTGCCAGATGCTACGGCCTGGAAACGGCAGAGCATTTGGTAGCCCGCACCACTGTACCCTACGGGGGTAGCATCATCCATACCGATAAGTTTTCCTGTTGCCATATTTTATATCCCTTACCTTAATTTGAGATTGCCACGCTTTGAGATTCTTCGCTACGCTCAGAATGACAGGTTGGGGTTTTGAGATTGCCACGTCCTGCCATGCCTTTGGCTCGCAGTCCTCGCAATGACAGGGGTGGTGAGATTGCCACGCTTCGCTCGCAATGACAGGATAGCCTTATGAAAGCTTAAATATCTTATCGGCGCCGTTGTCCCAAGCTATGGTGATGTCTGAGCCGTTGGGCGTGCAGGGCAAGCCGGTAGCCGTGTCTATGAGCAGAATCAGTAGGGCGCTTTCCGTTCCTGTGTGCTGGTAGAGCACGATGTACTCGAACTGGTCGCCTGTGACGGCGCTGATAACTATATCGGCAGCGTCAAAGACGCCATCGGTGACCGTCTTGCTCTGGAGTGCGCCGCTGACGGCTACTCTGGCTGCTGCTGGTATGTTGGCCAGGGTTTCATGGGTGGCCAGGACGGGGGTGTAGTCTGCTCCATCTACCAGTATGGCTCTGATGTCATTGGTGTCCAGGTCGATTGTGCCATCTATCAGGTGCTGCTTGCCTTTGGTGTAGAGTGAATTAGCCATTCTGTTTGTCCTCCTTTCTGTTTAGTTTGGAAATTAAGCTGTTGATTAGTCGCTGCTTGTCGCGGATAGTTTCCTTTTCAGCCATGAGCTTCTGGTTTTCTTTCTCAAGCTCGCTGATGGTCATGTCTGATAGCGGTTTTGTCATGCTTTCCTTCTCCTTTCCTTTAGTTTTCACCCTCACCCTGACCCTCTCCCATCAAGGGAGAGGGTAGAGAGGGCACGAAGAGGGGCTGCGCCCCTCTTAAACTCCCCTTCTACGCCCTCAGAAAAAGTGCTATGATTGGCTACAAAGGAGGTGGCAAGCATGTGGTTACCACAGGTTATAATGGATTTGTTAAGGAACTTGGCTCCAGCGATCGCAATAATAGCCTTTGGAATGACCGTTGCGTTCAATGGCATCAACTGGCAGTGGCAGAGGGATAAGAAAACACGCAAGTTTGGTTTGTTTGTTTTTGCCTGTGGACTTTTATTTGTTTTGATCGGGCTTCTTGCGTTAGGGAATTGCTGCGCCCTATTGATTGCTCTAGCAGTGGTTGGTCTTGTCGGACTTGGATGGCGCTTTGCACTCAAAGATCCGTAGAATGGCATCCTCGCAACCAGACGGTTTCCTGGCGAGGCTAAAGCCTCGGGGCTACATGTTTTCAGATTCTTCGCTTCGCTCAGAATGACAGTGGAGGTGCTCAGAATGACATGATAAAGACATGACAATGACATGACAATGACAGGCTCCTTACGTTGGAAATTTGAATTTGTAAACAACTGTGTCTCCTTCCTGGGGGTAGACGATGTAGGCGTCCAGGCCAAAGAAGTAGATTACGTCCGGCACCAGGTTAAGCAGCCGCCTTAAGACGCTGGCTGCCGACTCCCCAGCGCCGACGTCGAGCTTGGGGTAGAGGCTGGTGATAAGGCTGCTCCTGGGCTTGTAGGCTAGCGCGCCCCCTACCGACTGCATGACCTTCTCTATTAGTTGATAACAGGTAAACTCATCTGAGCTGACATTCCACTCCACCGGCTTGTTGAACTGGTAGTGCTCCAAGCGTCCCCAGGCATCCACGCAGCGCATAATGAAGGCTGCGGTGTTGGGGTCTCTTTTGTACTCCATAGTCTCTATGAAATATCTGGCGGCCTCGGAGAGCATATCACCTGATGTCGTCTTGTAGCCGATAAAAAGATTAACTCGGGCGCCACGCTTTACCACGGCCAGGGACCCTGAACCAGGGGCGTTGTAAGTGCCTTTGGAGTTATCAAGTTCTATCTCCAGCTCCGACGGCTGCTCCGGGTCTACGGCTTCCTCGATGCGGGCTATTTTAGAGACGGGGATGGTGATTTTATCGCCGGCACCACTGCCTGCGGTGGGGGGCGCCCAGTAAGACGGCAGGGCGCTTCTCCAGACCTCATTCGCCTGGGTAGCCCAGATATAGGAGCTGTCGCAGGCTATAGCCATGCCTCTTGACGCCAGCGTGTCAATGAAGCTGGCTTTGTTCCAGTTGTAGTCGTAGAAATCCGTGCCTGGCTTTAGTCTGAATAGCCAGGGCTGGTTCTGGCGGGATAGGGATAGCATAACTGGATAGCTGGAAGGCTTAACCAGGTAGGGACCCGAGACGTCCAAAGTTTCGCCGGCCAGGGCTTCGATTACTGCCTGATGCCTCTCCCAATAAGTTGACGCTGCCCTCGGCTCCCAGGGGCCGTAGGGCTGCATCTGCCGGAAGCCTACCGGCCAGCCTACTTTGAACTGCCTTAGCCTTACCTGAGAAGCGATATCTACTCTGGCTCTGCCTAAGCCTATCTTCTGGTCTGTCCCCCAGGTGCCGGCGGTGACTTTGTAGCCGTCTCCGTAGACCATTCTAACCACGGAGAGGTAGCTGCCCTCTAAGACCAGGGCGATAATATTCCAGTCGCCGTCATAGTACATGGCTAAGTCCTCGATGTCGGCGTCATAGCTCCCCCTCTGGCCTAAGCCGGTGCTCCAGGTGCCGCCGGTGCGCAGCTGGAAGTAAAGGCTGGTGGGGTCGTTGACATCCGAGGCGTGAACGATGGCGCAGTCGCCGTTGGGCTTAAAGGCGAGGGCTACGCCTCGCTCACAGGGGCGGGCATTGGCCATCTCTACCCAGCCGGCCCAAGATGCGCCGTAGTCTGCTGACTGCCGGCGGTAAAGGTAGGCTGCGGACATCGATGCTACCATGACATTAGCTCCCAGGGCGGCGATGGCTACTTTGGCGTTGGCGGGGACACCACCAAAAGAGCTGCCCCAGGAAGAATAAGTCGACCCGGGCCCCGGGCTGGTGACACGTGAGAGGTAAAGGTTGGTGCCGTCTTTACGGATCCGAATAAGGCTACCGTCTCCGGGGATGGTTAGGCCGTGGCTGTCTTTGGTCTCTGAGCCTGAGTAAAAGCGCTGCCAGCCGAAAAGCTCCCACTGGATGCTGCCTGATGCTGCCGGGTGGCCGTAGGCCTGTACCTCGAGCTTAACCAGGGGCTTTCGGGGCACGCCTGTTTTCTGTGTCTCTAGTAGGGCGTCACTTAAGCTGCGCATTTAACCACCTATGTAGTTGCGACCCTTTAGGGTCGCCTTTGCTACATGCAAGATTCTTCGCTTCGCTCAGAATGACATATTTCTGTCTTTCTGTCATTTTGGCCTTTTCCAGATTATGTAAACTATCGAGCCGACTAGCAAGACGATGCCGACCATGGTTAGCCAGTCAAAAACTACCATCTCTCACCACTATATATAGGTGCGTTTCTAGGCCACTACTGGTTGTATTTCAGCAGCTCTTCGGCCAGGACTCCGACATGGTACAGCGTGTCGTTGGGGCCAAGGGTCTTTCTCCAGTCGATGTTGGTTTTGGCCAGGACATAGACGTTGTCTCTGCACCTGATGGTCTTGCTCACCTCGAGCTGCATAGCCACGTATTCCGGTGACCGAACCTTACACGCTGAACCTTCTCCGGGCTTAACTCCGCTGGTCTGCTCCTCGACGTAGGCATGAGCGTCGTAGGCCAGGGTTACCAGGTAATCCCAGTAGTCCTGAGCCTGCTTGATGTTGTAGCAGGTGGTGGCACTTCCCTTATCCTTCGCCTCAAAGAATACCGTGGCCGGGTTCTGCTCGGAATACTTGGCTGCGGTATCGTTCAATACCCGCTCGTGAAAGAGCTTGATATCGAGAGGTTGAGATTGATTGAGATTAGTTGAGATTGGCTGAGATGCAACCATAGGCTGGATTTCTTGCTGTGCGGCTGCTGGCTGGGCTTGCGTGATAATTTGCGTGGAATTACCCTCTGGGTGCGTCTTGTAGTATTCTGCGGACTTGATGGCTTCTGCCTCTGCCCTCTGGCCGTCTAGCCTGCCTTCCACAACCAGGTAGACAATGCCTGAAAGTACCATGGCCAGGAGGGGCACGAAGTCCGTTAGCTCCTTCTGGACTGCGGGGTCTCCGCCGAACATCTGGATGGCTGCCACTAACAAAGTGGCGATGTAGACGCTGTACTTTTTCTTGCCGGCTAAAAATCTGTTTAACATGTTTTACTCTCCTTTTTTTAGTTTATGTCAACCTCAGCTTCGGGCTGTCTCCTGCTAAGGGTTATGTCAAGTAAAACGGCCTCGCTGCACTCGATTTTAGGCCTCTCTAATTCATTTTAGGTCTAATCATACCCCCAGGGCGGTTCGTCAAAACGCCTCTTTTTTCTGCCGTCTCATGGGGGTCATTCGACCAGGGCGGCCAGGGTATCGGGGACGGGCTTACCGTTTTCCGTGTAATGCCTCATCAGGTGTTTGGCAGCGTCAAGGATCTGCTGCTCGGTGGCCTCTACCCTCTTACCTCTGAACCCGCCACGGCTGAGGGCGGCCACGGCTGCTGCCGTGTGCTCCCAGTCCGTGGTCTTGTAGTGGCCAATCTTCCCTTTGATGGCTCGGAAGATGGCCTTGGTGTGATGCGGCAGTTTCCACGTCTCCGGGTCTTCCTTGTCGCCAACGATGGCGAACGCCTGCCAGGGTAAGCCTTCCTTTAGCCTGGGTAGCCCTTGTTCGATTTTTGATTTTCCCATTTAAGTCTCCTTTCCCTTGTCTTCATTAGTCTCAATGAGTCTCTATGAATCTCTGTTTAATTCCCAACTTGAGACTAATTGAGATTCATAGAGATTTTGAGATTACTCAGTGTCGTCTCCTTGATAGAACTGACTTATTTTGAGCTTTCGGCCTCTGCCGAAGCGTTTAAGCTGGGCTTTGAACTCTTTGAGCATAGCCGTCCCCCAGCTCTGGTAATCAGTATCGGCTCGCTCCCCACCAAAGCCGGCGGTGTCGCTGCGGTACTGCGACTGTGCCAGCACGGCATAAGCGGCAGCTCCCAGGGCTAGGACGTCCTCAAGGTAAGTGGGGATGGTGCTGGTGCTGCCGTCCAGGGTGTGAACCTTACCCCAGTAGACGTAACAGTTGGTGCCGTCCCCCTCTACGTCACCTATCAACGTAATGGTATCTGCGTAGACGGTGAACCTTTGAAACTGCCTGGGGGTTTCTCCCACTGGGAACTCTACCCTGTCCACGCTCACTATATCGGTCAAGCTGGTCAAGGCTATCTCGCGGCTGCCGTCGGTGGTGGCGATGGTAGCCTTCATCTCCCTGGGGCAATAGCGGGCTAGCTCGGCTACGGCTCTGGCGATGGCTCTCTCAATCTCGTTGTCCTGCCAGCGATAGTTAGAGCTGTCCTCGTCCTTCAGGTCTCGCCTGACGGCTGTTTTGATGGTTGTCAGCGTCGTTGCCATTTCGTTCCTCGTCTCTCCTTATTCGGTTAGTGTTGGGGGGGGAGTAGGTTAGTCTCCCCCCCCAACCGGGGAGGTGAATCCCTAACAGAGGCGGAGGGCACTACCCCCCGTGGCTACATACAAAAACTGTGCCACTGTTAGGCGGTCAATTATCTTGCTACACTACGCTGTCGGCTCGGTTGTTAAGGAAGAACAGCACCTCGGTAGCGCTCAAGGCGATGCCGATGATGGTGGTGGCGTCAGTTGACGTAGTCGGCACTGTCTGCGTGATCATGCCTGAGTTGGTGCCCTCGTCCACGTAGACATAACCGCCTGGGGTGGCGCCTGTGTAGCCACCGACAACCGGCTTGTCTGAAACGGGTATGACGTCGGCGATAGCTCCATCAGCCAGGGCTACGAGCCTGCCTTGAATGACTGAGCCGGCGGTGGCCAGCGCCTTCTTCCAGCCTGAGCTATACCCCAGCACGTCTCCCCTCTTACAGGCTCCGGCCAGGGTAACCATGGGGGCTCCTGGCCCGACGCCTGAGTTTAGTATTTGCCTGTCTTTGCCTGGGTCTGCAAATGCCATTTAATTACTCCTTTCTTAAGACTTGAGATTAATTGAGATTGGGAGATTAGTTGAGATTGCGGAATCTCTATCAGTCTCTATTAGTCTCTATCAGTCTCCTTTTTAATCCTGGACTCCGATTAGGGCTGCCCTCTTGACTTTGGAGAAGTCGGCTATGCCGACATACCACTTAATGCGGGTTCTGGCGGCGTCCTTCGTCTCCATAGCGCCGATGGGTTCGACCTGTAAGCCTCCGGGGCCGGTGATGCCACAGAGCGCTCCCTCACCAAACTTCAGGGCGTAGATGGTGGAGTTGGTGGCGCCGGTATAGAGGGTCTCCACGCTGCCGGCCACGGTGTGGGCATTGAGAATCCAGTCGTTGATGCCGATGGGGATACCGTTGTAGAGCTGGACAAACTCACCCAGCTTGCCGGTGCCGACCTCAAGGTTAGAGCCGGCGGCTCTGGCCAGGGCGTTCAGCTTCCTGCGGCTTCGCTTGCTCATTAAAAGCATGTCCGGCAGTCCGCCCAAGACGGCATCTATGAGCTGGTCAATCATGGCCAGGGTAAGGGTGGCACCGGTAGCGCCAGCAGCGATAAGCTGGTCGGAAGCCGTGCCGGTGTCTATGAGCTTGATTATGCCGTCCATCTGGTTGGCGTCTGTGGCTGAGTTGCCGTAGAGGAATCTCTGCTCAAACTCATGCCTGACGGCCTTAGCCGTTAGCTCGATAATGGCTGCCTCGATGTCCTGGATATTAGAGCGGGTGGCCTTGATGTAGTTGTCCACATCGGCGTTTTGTCCCAATATCTTCAAGGTAGCGGTGAGCTGGTCGAAGGTGATGGCGGGGCTGGTTACCCAATCATCGTTCGGTGCGTGCCATTCGGCTGTGGGGAGCGTTTTCTCCCGGTTATAGGTCAAGGCATTGCCGACTATCTCCGTAAAGGGCATGAACTGGAGGATAGGGCTTTCCTTGACGATGGTTTCAATGACGCCCTGCAAGAGGACATCATTAGAAAGTTTAGCTGCTTCGGTTAATGTAATTGCCATTTTCTACTCCTTTCTTAATCTCCTAATCTCCTAGTCTCTACTAATCTCTAATCTCTGAGATTGATTGAGACTGATAGAGATTGATTGAGATTACGACTCCTTCTTTTTCTTGGCCTGTTCCAGGCCGAGGTTTATTTTCTCTTTGGTGCTTAGCCCTTCGGTGTTAGTACCGGTGCGAGCTGGCGCACCTGCCGGGACTACGGATAGCTCAGCCAGTGCCTTAGCCTGTGCCTCGAGGCCTTCCTTGACCTTGCTCACCAGTACGCCGGCTTTCTCCACTGATGACTTGACGTCCTCGATGGTGTCCCCCCAGATGATGTCGGTGGTAAAGAGGGGGTTGGCCTGTAGCACCAGCTTCTTGAAGTCCGCAACGGCATAGGCATAGGCTGCCTTAGCTCCCTCGAAGTTCGTTGAGGCCTCGGCTAGCTGGCCTTTCAGGGCTTCGATGTCCTGGATCTTGGTGGACACCTCGGTCTCCAAGGTGGCTATCCTCTCGGTTAGTTCCCTGGTAGCCTCTGCCACCAGGCCTTGGGCTCTTTGCCTTTCGCCTTCAAGCTCGAGCTTGATAGCGTCGTAGTCCTCTTTGGTTGGGGTTTGGTTTTCGGCGTTGGGATCTTCTGGCAATGTAATTTCTCCTTTGGCTTTATTCAGTCAAGGCCTCGGTCTCCGGTTCGGCAGCTGTAGCTCTCTCTCGCTCACCGCCGCGGGTGGAACGTGCCCTGTACTGCTGATTCATTTCCAGGATTTGTCGCCTCTCCTCTAGCCACCTGGCAAACTCGGCGTCGGGGTCTCTGATGCCTAGCTCGTCCATGGCCGTCCTCCTGGCGTGAACGCCTGACTGGACTAATAGCTGCTCGTTCTGGGCTACCCTGGCTTTGTCCTGAGGCAGTACTGCACCCCAGATGATGCGGGTGCTGATGTTGGTTAAGTCCTGCCTGGCAAACTGCTTATGCAGCTTGAGTATCATCTGGCAGCGCCTGGCGTAGGCTGCGGTTCTGATGGTTCTCTTGCGCCTGACTTTCTGTAGTAGTGATTGCAGCTCCACCTCAAGGGCTACGCCTGACAGCTCTCTTTCAATACCGCCGTAGGCTGCCCTGGGGGACTCTGAGATGTCATGGAGACAGCGGTAAATCATATCGATATAGTCGACGTGAAGGCGGATCCCCCCACCGGCCAGAAGGTCTAAGAGATAGGCTTTGGCGTCCTCGGGTATAGTCCACACCTGGCCTGGTGATACTTTTATGTCCTCGGCGGACTCTACTCCCTCTAGTACTGCGATGGGATTTCCTGAGACCTCGAGGATGCGGGATAGCTGGGATAGTGCTCTATTAAGCTCCCTCTGTGCCTGGCGTAGCTGGGGAATATCGGAAGTGCCCCAAAAATGCTTCGGCTGCCTCAAGTTGGGGAAGATAACGAAGGGGATAAAGCCGTAGGGGTTGGGCTTGTCCTCGATGGTGTCATTGTCCATGTAGAGGGTAAACTGCTTGGCCGTCCATGCCTCGGTGATGGTAACGGCTTTCTTGCCTGTCTTTCGCTGGTAGAGCTGGTCAAGCTCCTCTTGCGTTAGCGTGTAGCGGCTGGCTACTCGCCAGACTTTGGACAGGTCGTCTCCCAGCCACCAGGCGTAGAGGCCGTTGACATCGGGGCTGGTTACCCTGATGCGCTTCTCTAAAGCGTCCCAGGTGACCTTAAAGCAGCCGTCTCCCAGTATGGCGGCGTCCACCTCGGTCTCGTAGTCAAGTTCTTGTAGGCTGTTGCCCAGGTAGACGTCGTAGATAACCTTCTCGGCTGCCCTGGCTAGCTCCTTAGCCTTGTCTGTGGCCTCTACCGGCTCACAAGCGAAGTTAAGACCTTCCATGAGGTAGCTGGTAAGCTTGTCTATGGCGATCTTGGCGTAGTTGAACACTAGCTGGCGGTGCTTGCTTCGCTCTGGCCACTGGTCGCCGTTATAGAAGTCCAGGTTGGCCTTGTAATCTGAAAAGCGGCTGCGGTCGAGCTGGCTTAGTGATTGGGGGGTGAAGTTCATCTTATCAGCGCCTTTACTCCCAAACCCTAAATTCTAATTTCTAAATCCTAAACAAATCCGAAATCCAAATGCTCTAAATTCAGAACCTTTTGGTTTCGGTCATTCGAATTTTGATATTTGATATTGTTTCGAATTTCGTATTTAGTGCTTAGGATTTGCCTCATTAAGCTGGTCACCTCTTACACTTACCACGGCTTTTCTTCGGCCTAAGGGCTCTTTCTACAGTCCGGCGGCTGACGCCGAAAAGCCCGGCTATGCCCCTGATGCTTTTGCCGCTCCGCCTGAGCTCCACCATCCGCTTATTCCGCGCCGCTAGCCTCAGCCGCTGCTGTCCTCTCGGCTCCTCCTCCACACATCTCGGCAGCGGGCAACTCAGACAAGCCTGAAAGACCTCACAGCCCTCATCCCGCCAGTTGATTTCATCAGGCAACAAGTTGAGTTCACTGCCAACCATGACAGAGCAATACTAGCACTAATGTTCTACTTAGTCAAAGTGATTTTGTCGCATTTTCACCCTCACCCAAAGGGAAATCCTAAATCCCAATTTCTAATTCCTAAACAATATCAAAACCCAAATTCTCCAAGCTCAAGGGTTCTTGGTAACCCTGCCTGTCATTGCGAGCCCTTCGCCCCATGTCATCCTGAGCACCATCCTGTCATCCTGAGCACCATCCTGTCATCCTGAGCGAAGCGAAGGATCTCAAGCTTCGCTGCGAGATTCTTCGGTCGCTTCGCTCCCTCAGAATGACAGAAGGGCAGAGGCTCAGAATGCCATTTGCTTTTGTGTTTTCGGCCATTAGTGCTTGGTGCTTTGAATTTGTTTAGAATTTAGGATTTAGTGCTTGGGATTTGTTTGGCATTTGGTGCTTGGGATTTAGGATTTCTAAGCATGTAGGGACAGGGCTAAAGGTCTGTCCCTACATCGATGAGGTCAGCTTTAAACTTGACAAGGCTCAGGCGGGGGGGTATAAAATCTAAGGCATGAGGTTTATAGGTTATCTCTGCCTGATTTTAATGCTGGCAATGGCGCTGATGCCGACCGCAGTCAAAGCCGCTGGCTGAGTGGAAGGTGTTTGCCCCACGGTCGTGGGGGAAAAATCGGACACCTCGGGGAGAGTTGGCTCCACGGCAACCATAAACATAGACGCTGGCTCCCAGCAGATAGGTGGGGACTATACGGTAGTATGGAGCAAGACGCCCATCGTCGAGGGGAGCACTGACTACATTGAGCTGACTAAGGGTAAATTCCCCAGAACCACCACAGCGGTAACGGTTACTTTTACTGTGCCCGAGGCTACCTACGGCACCAGCTATGTCCAGTACCGGCGCTTCTCGCGCCCCGAATCCCCCTACGGCTTCACTTTCACGGTGCTGTCTGACATAAAGGTAAGCCCATCGTCAGGCTCACCTGGCTCTAAAGTCACCATCAAGGGCACCGGCTTCCCAGCCAACAAAGACGTTAAGCTGAGCTTCGATGGCAAAGACACGGCGCTTACCATCAGCGCCAACGGGGTGGGCAGCTTCAGCGCCGAGTTCGACATCCCCAATACCATCGCCGGCAAGCACGAGTTCAAGGCTACTGTGGAAAATATTTCTATCGGAGATATCAGCGCCAGCCTCCAGGTTAGCCCTGCGGTCAGTCTTGAACCCGCACATCCCGAGATCGGCGGAGAGGTTACGCTGACCGGCTGCGGCTTTGCTGCCACCAGCCAGGTCTCCATTAAGTACGATGATGTCTCTATATCAAGCTCGACAACTGACAAACCGCCAACCACCGACCTGAATGGCAGCTTCGGCCATAAGTTCAAGGTGCCGGAAAGCTCGAAGGATAACCACGTGATTACCGCTACTGATAAGGCAGGCAATGTCGCCACCTACGGCCTGCCACTGGAAAGCGAGCCACCACCAGCACCAAACACAATTACTCCCGGAGAGAAGGAGCAGAGGTTCGGCGTGTTCGGCTCCCAGCTTGTCATCTTCACCTGGACCGAGGTCTCTGACCCCAGCGGCGTCACCTATATCCTGGAGATAGATGACAACCTAAGCTTCTTCCCACTGGAGCCGGGCATGAGGAAGACAGGCTTGACCAAGCCCAATTGTGTAATGAAGCTTGAACCAGGCACCTATTACTGGCAGGTCAAAGCCATTGACGGTGCCGGCAATGAAAGCGCCTGGGCGCTTTCCCCCTACCCCTTCCAAGTTGGTCTTTTCTCCGCCTGGTACCTGGTCATAGGTGGCCTGATTTTCGTCATCATCTTCATCCTCATCGTCCGCGCCTTCTTCCGCCGCATCCGCGAATACTACAAGTAG